GGCAAACGTGGTTCACGCTTTGCTGTGGCAAAAATCGGTGCTGTAGGCACTACGGTTTCTTCAACAACTGCAGGGGTAATTTCCATTTTGGGTTCTTCCTTTGGTTCTTCGACTTGTGGCGCTTCCGCCGCTACTTGACTGATCGTAGCACCAGCGAAAGCAGGCGTGGGGACTAGTGACAGCTCTACCCATTCGGCAGCCAAAATGGTCATGTTGCCTTCATCGTCATACTTAAATTCTGTGGGGTTGACACCAACCGACACGCTGTCAATCACACCGTCAGCTGCAAGTACTAGGGCTTCATCACCAGCACGGGTGTTTGAAACTTTGGCTGTGAAGTACATGGCTTCTGGGCTGTCGACACGTTCGGCAACTAAACCAACGGGCTGGGTTGAATCGTGGTACATGTACAGGCGTGGTGCTTTACCGTCAATGGGCAAACTGCCTGGTGCGAACTGCACGGTGGTGCCGTCGCTGACAGTGGCAAAAGTGTTGTAAGGAACCGCAATACCTGTGATGGTGCGGCGTGCTTCACCGTCAGGGCCAGCGGCTTCGACAGCAAATGTATTTGAAGTAAAACGAATCATGTCGCTAATTCCTCTTGTGTGTTTTCTTGGGGTTGTTGTTGGGGTTCGTACATTTCTGCACCTTCAGTTTTTAGATAGTCTTCATAGTCCCATTTGACATAGGTTCCACGGGGCAGTTGCTGACTCAGGGCTGAGGTTATGGCCTTTGCATACATGGATAATCCAAATGTCCAAAGATCGCTTTTGGCAGAATCGCTATTTGTATATGCGTAACTACCTGTTGAAATACCCAATAAATACGGGGGTACATTGCACAAGTTAGCGATTTGCTTACTCTGATATTCGGCGGCGTCAATCAAAAGCATTTTGTCGGGTGTTGCGTTTGTTTCTGTGTACGTCAAAAATTCGTTAAGAGCTGCAGTCTGATTGCTGGCCCGTGCCTGGTTAAACGCTTCAGCCAACTGGGCAAGTTCAATTGCTGACAACGGTTCACCACCAGTTTGTTTAAGCACGCCGGCAGGAATGGCGCTCGACGCATTGCGATACCTGGCATCTTCAAGTTTTAGAGCTGTCGCAATGGTTTGCTCGCTCATAAAGATCATGCCTTGGGTTGGGCTGTAAATCTGCACCACATCGGCTGGGTCTATAGCGCCACCGTTGAAATAGATTTCTTTTGACTTACCAAACCACACTGGGCCGTTAGCGTCAGGTGTCGTTATTGAACCTTGCGGTAAGCGTGTGGCGCTCGCCATGTAACCGTCTTTTGTGCGACTTGTGATGTAAAGAAAGCAACGGCCAAAAAAGAAGAGATCGTCAAATACCCACGGAAACAGGAAGTTATTTGGCATTTCAGGGTCAAGTTGTTTTAGCCAGGAACGGGGCGCCAACGGCACCGATTCCATTTCTTCACCGTTCCAAATTTCGGTACACATTTTTAGTTCCATGTTGGCAAGAACTGAAGCCATCAAGTCACGGCTTCGACTGATAGCGGCAACCGACATTGCACGGTTACGCATTAAGCCAGCCTGGTAAGACCACCAATCACCAATAAGGTTTGGGCCTGCAACTTGTGAACTGTAATAGGCGCCACCAACTGCAGCTGCTTGCACGGCAGGTTCAGGCTGTGGGCTAATCGCCGCTTTGTTCACTTTGCTACCGCTAAAGATTCCCATGGTCTGTTTTCCTATCGGGGGTGTGTCCCTGCCCTGCCCGACGCAGAGCAGGGACTATTGCAACAATAGCCTGACCTAATGTCACGGTGTCTTTGATACAGCAAACATGGGTTTGCCAACAATCTTTGGCCGTGACGATTCAGCGATAGCCCATGCCATGCACCGGCACAGCTCTATTGGCCCTGGGCTTTTCTGACTTGACAAAACAACCCCACCGCCCGTTTTTGTTAACACGGCCCTGTTGACATGTTCAGCCAAAGCCAGTTCGCCACGGTGCCGCACCTTGCCTTCAACAATCATCTTTTGAATGAGGCCCGAATACTTGAGTAACTCGCCGTAACCAATCAAATTGCTTCGACGTTCCAAACTTTTTGGCAAATGCAAATGCAGGGCTGGCGTAATGACCAGACTCGTGGCCGTGTCTGCCATGACCCGTTCTATTTCTTCCCACATTGCGTCTTCGGTATCCACCATGAATTCGACACAAACATGGGCTTTGGATTCAATTACACTTGACCTGACACCCACATACCGCCCGTCAGTTAGGTCGGTGTCAACTGCCAACACGCCACCTGGTGGCATAGCAATATCGGTTTTTTGTTTGTCCCATACGCCAGGTTGTAGCCAGGCGCCACGGGCCGAAACCCACATGTTTAAGTGCGCCCGTAGAAAACTGTCTTTTTTGCTGACTGCCCGTAACGCTTCAATGGTCACTGTCTGCCCCATCGCTGGGTTGGCCATAATCCAGTTGTTTTCTAATCGGGGGTCACTGCCTGGCGCCATGCTGTATTCGGCAAAATAAAGGTTGCCGGTACTGCCGTTGTCAATTTCAGATATGGCGGCTTCTCTAAAGGCAATCATGCAATCACTGCTTTCGTCGCCTGCCGTTGACCAACTAGACAGCAAAGGGTTAGCCCTAGCAATCTGACTGGGCCGTAACGCTTCGTCAACTACAGCTGCTGAAATGTTCCACAATTCGTCAATGACGATCAGGTCATAACTACCGCCGTGCAAGTTTGGTGTTGCAGCTCTAACTTCCCACGTTGACCCATCAGGCATTTTTACGGACTTACGGCCCATAGCGTTGGCGGCTTTCGCCCCAAATTTGTCAACAAGTATTGGGGCGATAAACCCAAAGATTGCTTCGGCACGGTCAAGTTTGTTAGCAACCGAAAGCACAGCCTGGGGCTTGCCTCGAATAGCCGCAAGTTCAGTAATCCACCAACCGATCATGGCTTGCAAAGCAACAGACTTGCCCTGCTGTCTGGCCGTGGATACTAGAGCTTCTCGAAACTGCAGGTTGCCTTCACCGTCATGGGATAACTGACCGTCAAGCACATGCTTTTGCCAGTCCATCAGTTCAATGCCCATGTGATTGGAAGCCCAGGCAGAAACCCTTGCACCGTAACTGTGCTGGTTCAGGCCAACCGTTTCAAGTCTCGGCAAATGTGCCGGCACCCCTGCCAGTTCAGGCTGGTTACCGCCAGTTTCGCCCAAAATGTTTTCAAAGCATTGGGTCGGGGGCATTGTGGTTGTGTCAAAAAAATGGTTTACGGCTTCATTGCGCTTTTGAATGCGTAGGGCGTCACGTTTGTTTTTGTATGTTGCACCACGTTTGCCATTGCACTTTCGACATGCTGGTACCAGGTTGTCTAGGTCATCACTGCCGCCACGGTCATGTTCTATGAGGTGGTCGGCGGTCATTGGGTTTGCGGTTGTTCCTTGCTGGCCGCACCAGTGGCATGGTGGGTTGTTCGCTAGCAGTGCTTGTCTGTTGCGTCGATAGGTCAGGTCATTGGTGGTGTGTTGTCTAGGCATTGTCGGGGTACTCCTAAGGTCAAGGGAACTAACGCCTTCGCAGGCTCAGTTGTTACCTTATTCCATCACAGTGTTGGGTGGTTTGTGTCCCCCACTATTTAGGGCAAGTAGCCCATGGAAGCCTGTCTAGTTTTGTTCGGTGGATAACCATTCGCCATTTGTGCCGTTTGGAAACGCTGTTCGGTCACTAGGCGTGACCGTCTACCCAGGTTCCCCTGTTTACTGCCCACCACCTACAAACGTGGCACACACATGCGACTAATGAAATTGTGGCGACTGTATCAGGTGTGTGTGTTCTTGCGGGATTCGAGGCGACACCAAACGCCGTTCAATAAGACTTCAGCAAACTTGATTCTGTGGGGCGTAAAGAACTGGGCGTTAATGGTCAAGTATTCGACATCATGTTGATTTGATATAGCGATAGCAAACACTGGGGTAGTAAATGACCATTCGGCGTCGCCTGTAACTATGCGCATTGGGTTGATCGGTTGGTGGAATTCAGTCATGGTCGGGTCTCCTAGCTAGTCGGGTTGATATTGCGTCAATGTCTTTAGGGCGCCACACATGTACTTCAGCGCCTGCAGCTGACAAAGTTTCATGCCAGGCTTTTTGTAACGGTGAAACACGGCCTATATCTGACTTGAGTTCGGCAAAGATAATGCCCCTAGTCGAATGGGCCAGTGTTAAGTCAGGGTAACCAGCGTGTCCTTGTAAGGGTGTTTTCCACACCCCTGGGCGGATTTCCACAGCACGGGTGTGCATAACTAGCCAGCCGTGCAGTTTGGCAAGCATAATGACACTGTTTTGGAAGTGTGATTCTTTCACTTGCTGAACTGGTTTCTGTTGCGCCCTTTTGCTGTCATGTCTAGGGCGTTGTCTCGAATTGTTCCAAGAAACAGGTGTGCTGGGTTGACACAGAATCGGTTGTCGCATGTGTGGCATACCACTAGGTCATTTGGGATTTTGCCAACAAACATTTGGTATGCGACACGGTTTGAACGGTAGTTGGTGCCTTTCACGTTGAATTCGCCGTATCCATACATTTGGCGTGTGCCTGTCCAAACCCAACAGCCGTCTGGCATGCCGTATTCGACATATACCTTTGACATGAAACGGGCGACCAGTTGCGGTGTTGTGTTGATTGGTGGGCGGCGCCTTTTTGGTAGCGGTGGGTTGTCAATGTCAAACAGGGTCAGTAGGTCGGTCATGGTGCCAACCTTTTAATTAGGGCCGTGCATTCAGCTCTAGTTTCGGGTACTGGGCCTTCCCAATTTAAACCTCGCAGGTACTTCAATTGGGCTTCCGATGGTGCATTGCTCGCATTTGCGCCTAGCGCCTGCGTACGGGCGTTCTGAGGCTGTTTTACAAGGGTTGCAGGGGCTACCGTGTCGGGCTGGCGGTTGCGTACTTCTTCAGCACTAGCCATTTTGGCACCGAACGACATCATGAGACCCAAACACCTACCCAGGCAAGAAGTCGAAGCGTTCATTTGTTCACTGTCACGGGTAAAACTGGTTTTGCCTGGGAACGGTTCAAAGCAGGTTGCTTGTGCCGGTATCGGGTCATCGGGTGTGCGCCAAATTTGCATGGTGACACTGATGAAAGTTTTGTCGCCGATAGTGATGATTTCGGGGCGGTTTTCCATGACCCGTAGTTCAGGCCAGCGTTGTAAAGCCTGGCGAAATCTTTCGGGTACGTCGACATAGTTTGTTAAATCCATCATGAACCCCTGTTTCTGTCGTAAGCCCTGCGTTGGTTTTCTGTCATGTTTGCCCAGGTAAACAGTTGCTGGCATCGGCTCGATTCTTCAGGGGTCATGTGTAGCCAATCGCCAGCCTTGCCACAGGCTAGGCAAATACCTTGCAACAGGTCTTGCACCCGAATATCAAAGGTGTGCAGCTCTTTTTTGCATAGTTCACAGATCATTTGAAACCACCCAGGCGCATAGCCACAATGGCGTCTTGTGTTTGCTTAGTCAGATTTGACAGGTAAATGCCGTTTTCTTCGGCGACATAAGCCAGTTCAAATAAGGCTTTTCGAAGCATTGCTATATCTTCCATTTGTTTTTCTAGTTGCCAGGCGGCGGCTTTCATAGCAATTTCTGCTTTTGCTATTGCCGCTGTCATTTCGGCTAGCTGTTCGGTCATGGTCGGGCCTTTCATGTTGTCGGGATATTTCTACGATAACCAATTGGTGTTGCAGAGTAGCGCATTCGGCGCCTGTCGCCTTCGGAAGTGTTAGCCCAAAAGCCTTGCAAAGCCTTCTCAGGGAATGAAACGGCGTAGGCAAAACACTTATCAAATACGGGGCATGCCTCGCATATTGGTTTGATGATTGCACGGGATTCTGCAGATTCTTTGGCGTTGCTAGGAAAAAACAGGTTGGTGTCAATGCCTTTGCAGTTCGCTAATTGTTGCCAGTCGGGGCGGTCAACATTGAACATTTGTTAGCACATTCTCCATGGCTTCCAACCGCATGCGCCTGTCTCAGCGGTGGCGTCATATAGCAGGAAACCAAACCGCAAGTTAAGGGTTGGGTCAGACATGGATTCTTCAAACGGCATATTGAAAAGTTCTTCTGCCCAGCGTGTATGGATTTCATTCGCCTGTATCAGGCCGTGGTCACTTCCGTTAAAACTGGGGTGCTGGTAACCGATGTTCAAACACCTGGTTTCCTTCCAGATTAAGCGCCCTAGTTTCTCTAGCGTTTCGGTGTCATTAGGCCAGCCAACCGATACGGCCACCGGCAACCATTCCTGGCATTTAGTTGCTGGGTCTACATAGGCAACACGGGTTGTGGGCTGTGTCGATGTAGTGGTGCTGGTGGTGGTTGTGAGTTCCACGGCCCTGTCGTGCAGCTGCTGTGGTGTCAGGTCGCCCAAAGTTACCGTCACAACGGTTCGTGGCGTTGCGTCTGGTGGGGTGTCTTTTTGGTTGACTACCGCAAACGCCGCACACATCAAGTAGGTGAATAGGGCTAGCCCTAAAAAACGCTTTACATTCATTTTGGTTTGTCCTTCAGTCGGGGTCAGGTCGGGGTATGTCTACCGATTCGG